CTATGTTTAGAACTATGGACGAGGCAAAAGAGTTTGCCGCATCATTGTGAGTGAAGAAGTATATACATTAGATATGACGGTGCCGAACCGCATAGAGCGGTTCTTTGCTGAGTTTCTAAAGCACGGCAAAGGCACACACGCTGGCAAGCCATTTATATTATTGCCGTGGCAAAAAGAAATAATCACATCTCTGTATGGATATTATAACAAAGATGGATTTCGTAGATATAGAAATGGTCTTGTACTTATTCCACGCAAGAATGGAAAGACAACTATGGCAGCAGGATTATGTTTGTATGAACTACTCTTTGGAGAAAAGAATGGAGAAATATATGCCTGTGCCAACTCACGCGACCAAGCCAGAATCATATTTGGTATAGCAACAGACATGGTTGCTACATCACAAGCACTTTCACGCAGAATAAAAATCTATAAAAATGCCCTATATAATCCAAAAACTCGTTCTACTTTTCGTGTGCTTTCCAGAGATGCTAATACTGCCTTGGGGCTTAATGCTTCGTTCGTTATATTCGATGAATTATTGGCGGCTCCAGATGATAATCTATACAACTCAATGGTCACGAGTATGGGTGCTCGCAAACAGCCTTTGATGCTGAGTATATCTACAGCAGGATTTAGTAAAGCCAGTTTTTTATATCAACTAGTAGAGCATGGAGAAAGAATAAACTCTGGTGCTATAAAGGATGACACATTTTATGCTAAAATATATGGATTACGAGATGATGAAGATTGGACTAAAGAATCTACTTGGTTTAGTTGTAATCCTAGTTTGGGTCACACGATTAGTCTTGAGTTTTTCCGAACTGAATATAACAGAGCAAAAGAGTTTCCGAGATTTGAGAACGCCTTCAAGGTACTGTATCTCAATGCATGGATTGACGCAGAGAAGAGTTGGATAGGAGATGGTCAATGGATGGAGTGTGGTCAAGATATAGACATAAAAGAATTTGAGGGACAAACTTGTTATGCTGGGCTTGACTTGAGTAGCACAACAGATTTGACAGCACTTGTGCTTTGCTTTTATAAAAATGACAAGTATTATATCTTCAGTTTTCCATTCTGCCCAGAAGAAAATATAAAGTTACGCAGTCGTAGAGATAAAGTGCCATACGAATTTTGGGCACAACAAAATAAACTTACAGCAACGCCAGGCAATGCTACTGATTATGATTATGTGCTAAAGTTGCTAACTGACTATAGCAACAAATATAATATAGCAGCAGTAATGATAGATAGATGGAACAGTAGTTACTTGAGCACCAAACTGATGGAGAATGGATTTAATGTTGTAGCATTTGGTCAAGGCTTTGCTTCTATGGCTAGTCCAGTTAGAGCACTTGAGCGACTTGTTTTATCAAAAGGTATAATTCACGACAAGCATCCTGTGCTAAGATGGTGTATGAGCAATGTTATATTAAAGGTAGATGCTGCTGGTAATGCTAAAGCAGACAAAGCCAAGAGCAGAGAACGCATTGACTTGATTGTTGCTTTGCTTATGGCACTTGAAGAGGCTAGTAAAAATAACTTTAACACAGGTATTGGAGATATAACGTGGGTGTAAATAAGCCTCGTTTTTAGCAAACTAGCATATACTTATAGTCATATGGCACTATTTGATTTCTTAAAACCCAAAGCAACTATTACACAAGTTGAGCAAACAGAAGATCGCTCAACAACAATCGGTGGTCCAGTAGTATTAAACTGGGATAGTGCTAATGGATATGCTAGAAATGTAGATAAACTATCTGTAGTTTATGGTTGCGTAAATCTTCGTGCTTCTACAATCGCTAGTTTGCCAATCCAACTAAATAGAAAAGTTGGTAAAGGTCACGAGCCAGCAACTGACCATCCATACTACGAGTTGATTACTAAAAATCCAAACCCACTACAAACCAACTATACTTTTTGGCACTGGTGTATTGTTCAGTTGGATATGTTTGGTAATGCTTATATCCAACGCATTCGTCGCAATGACGGAAGTGTAGCAGAACTATTTCCATTAAATCCAGTCAATGTAGAAATAGAAATTCTACCAACTGGAAAGCCGTATTATAAAATGACGCTTACTGATATTGATAATAAGTCATATTATAAACAATTCTCCGACGACCAAATCGTTCATATCAAAGGATATTCTCGTAACGGCGTTTATGGTTTAAGTGTCATAGATACATTCAGAACACTATTTGATGGATACAGTGAATTAGAAACAGCAGGAACAGGTATTGCCAAGAACGCAGCAAAGCCAGCGGGCGTTGTATATTATCCTGGCAATATGAAGGAAGAAGAATTGGAAAAGATGAAGAGCGGCTGGAAGAATGGATTTAGCCAAGGCAACAGCGGCAAGACAGCCTTCCTTCCAAATACAATCAAGATAGATACTCCAAACATTGGATTGACTGCTCAAGAAGCAGAATATATAGAGCAAAAGAAATTCTCTGCTCAACGTATCGCTGCTGACATTTATAGAGTTCCACTTCATATGTTGGGTCTAACAGGTGCTCCAACTTATGCATCTGTAGAACAGCAAGCCATAGAGTTTGTAACATACACACTAACTCCAATCATCACCAACATAGAGCAACAAATCCAAAAGCAGTTGCTTGATAACAGTGATGAAGTATATATCAACTTTAACGTATCAGGTTTGCTACGCGGTGACATTAAGACACGCATTGAATGGTATAGATTCGCACTACAACACGGCGTAATGACAACCAATCAAGTAAATGAAATGGAAGATACTGGAGTATATATTCCAGAAAGCAAGGGAGGAGACGATTATGTACGAGCACTAAATTTTAGTGTTATTGGGAAAAATCAAGTCTCAGGTTCAGTTTCGCCAGTCTTATAACTATTTATACTATATGATAATCAATCTTGAATACAGAGACGGTATGAACGGAATGATGGAATCGCATCCAGTAGAAGCCGATTCAGAAAAATCCACAATCGTCGGACGAGTTATTGCTTATAATAGTATGAGCAAAGAACTTCGCACTATGAATGGTGACAAGTTTCAAGAAATCATTTTGCCAGGCGCTCTTGATGTTTCATTATCTGACGCATCAAATGACATTCTTGCTTTAGTAGAACACGACACATCTAAACTTCTTGGTCGTCGTTCATCTGGAACTCTAACTTTAGAAAGCAGAGCAGATGGCTTGTATGCTACTATTCTTGTGCCAGACACAAGTTATGGCGAAGACCTACTTGCTCTTGCTACTCGCGGAGACATCAAAGGATTTAGTTTTGGTTTTACAAATCCAGTATCAAGAAACTATAGCAAAGATGGTATCAAGATTCGTGAAATATCTAAACTTGACTTAAAAGAAATATCTATCGTAGCAAGTCCAGCATATAATGAAACTGCTCTTGGCTTACGCAATGAAGATTTTGTTGAAGAAACAAAAAAAGAAGAGGTAGTAACAACCCCAGCCAAATCTGATAAAGAAATAGAAACAGAGTTTAGATTCCGTTTCTTGTCATTAACACACATCTAAAAACTTTTGCCGGGGCACAAACCTCGTGCTAGGAACTAACAAAAACAAACAAAAATAAAATAATATGAGTAATCTATTAAACACACGTAACGAGGTCTATGGTGCAATGAAAAGCATTATGGCTTCTTCTACCCGCTCGGAATCCGACTTCGCTAAATACGAAGACTTGGAAAATCAATACCGCTCCCTAACCAAACAAATTGAAGCCGAAGTTCGCTTTGACAGTATCAAATCCTCTATGGATGCCGTACTAGACAAACGCAATGTTGGCAACAGCAAGACAAGCAATGAAGACGAAATTCGTTCTGCTTTCTTGAACTACGTTCGCTCTGGCGATGTTTCGGAAATCCGTAACATCAACAGCTTCACATCTGCTGAAGGTGGCGTAAACGTCCCAACAATTCTTTTCGGTACAATCCAAAAAGCATTGGCTGACGCTTCTGTAATGCGTCGTATCGGTGCTAAAGTAATCGCTACAACCAGCACAACGACTCTACCATTGGCTAACACTGCTCCAACAGCATTGTGGAAAGACCAAAACCCATCTGGCAGTTATACAGAAGGCACACAAGCCTTCGGTTCTGCTACACTAGGTGCTTACAAGTTGACCGCTCTAATGAAGATCAGTGATGAACTTCTACAAGATGCCTCGACCGACCTAGAAGGCACAGTCGCTGCTAACATCGGAACTGCTTTCGGTAATGCTGAAGAAATCGCATTCGTTTCTGGTTCTGGTGCTCTACAACCAACTGGTCTATTCCGTATCACCGCTGCTGGTGGCAACAACGTTCTAACACAAAATCTTGGTTCTGCTAGTGGCTCTGCTGCTATCCTTGACGCCATGATTGATGGTTACTACAAGATGCCAGGCAATCGTCGTCAAGAAGCCGTCTGGGTTGTTGGTGATGCTCTAGCCGCAGTAATGCGTAAAGCAAAAGCCTCTACCGCTGGTACATACTTGTGGGAAACATCTGTACAACTTGGTGCTCCAGACTTGTTCTTGGGTCGTCCAGTTTATACAACTCAAGCCGCTCCAACCGTTTGGCAATCCACTGCTGGCGTAATGGGTGCTCTTGTATATCCACAACACTATGTAATCGGTGACCGTGGTGGTTATCAATTCCAACGCTTGAACGAAATCTATGCTGCCGAAGGCAATGTTGGTTATCGTGCAAGTAAGCGTACAGACGCTGTTCTAACTGACGGTAACTCGCTTGTCAAGTTCATCGCTTCCGCTGCCTAATCTATAAAGATTTAGTTTATAATAAAAAGCCCCTCCAACTCGGAGGGGTTTTTTTATGTCTAAAATACCATATTCGCTATTCCCTATTATACTTATAGAATATATAATCTATGAGAACCACCAGCAACATTGCGTTTTACGGACCAACACTAACAGAAGCGAAAACATATTTGAGAGTTGATGACACAAATGAAGACACTTTAATATCTGCTCTTATAACTGCTTCGTATGACCAAGTAGTTGCTGAATGCAATAGAAGTTTTGCTCCTTGCACCCAAAGTTTTAACGCATTTAGTAGCAGTGGATATATATTTTTATCTACACAAACTGTAGATAGAGTATCTACAGGAAGCCTTACACTAAATGATGGCAGTTGGTATAGTTATATTCCAGATGGAGAATACTATAGCGGTCCAGTTGTATTTACAGTAGGTAGTGGAAGTGTTATTCCAAGCAATGTAAAAATTGCCCAGATGATGCTCGTTAATAGTTTTTATGAAAATCGCTTACCAGAAGCCGTCGGAGTATCAACATCTCCATTAAGTTTCACAGTTAATGCGTTGCTAAATCCATATAAACTTATTAAACCACAATGAATCCAGGTCAACTCAACGAGCGTATAGTATTAGAATATCCAACCAGTTCATCTATAGATAGATTCGGTCAATCTATAATGACATATGCTAGTAGCAGTTTGTGGAGCAATGTAAAAAAGAACAGTGGTGGAGAAACAAATAACAATGGTTATATTGTTAATACTGCTACCTATATATTCACATTGCGTGAAAATGCTAATATAACTGAAAAAGCAAACATCACTTATGATAGCAACAAATATAACATTGTGTATATTGACGATGAAAAAGTGTCGGGTATAACTTATGTAACTGCTGAAAGGAGAAATTAACTCCTATGGCTAATCAGCCAACAGTACAAATAGACATCAAGGGATTGAAAGAGTTACAAATCACTCTTGATAAAATGTCACAGGAAGTTGCCGCAAAGAACATCGTTGGTTCAGCATATAGTGCGAACAAAGCAATGGAAGATGCTATAAAAGCAAATATAGTATCTGATGGTCTTGTAGATACAGGCTTGCTACAAAAGAGTATAACAAGAAAGAAAGTTATATATCCAAGAGACGGCAGAGTGCTTATCATAACTGGTGTAAATAAAAAGACCAGAGGACTTGATAAAAATGGAAAGTTGAGAGTGCCTTGGAGATATGCTAATGCTCTTGAGCCAAAATATAAATTTGTCAAAGATGGATTTGATACAGCCAAGCAAGATGTTGTAGAAAACTTTATCAAGTCGCTAAAAGCCAAGGTAAGAAAGTTTATAAAAAATAGTGCTCCTCCAACACAATGAATGTAACTGGCTCATACGATTTTATTAGAGAGTTAGTATATAAGCAACTACAAGTTCCTGTATATACAGAAACATCATATGCTAATAGCAACGTAGCACTGCCTTGTATTATATTTAGTAGAACAGATACAAACAGCCCATTTGCTTATATGGGAATATCTCCGCAGAGTGTATATATTGATACGGTAAAGTTTTCTATACAAGGCAAGACTATAGAAAAAGTTGAAGACATACGAGACTTCTTATTATCTTTACTTGATGGATATGATGGTCAAATAACTTTAGATTCGGAAACTAATGTTTTCACAATAGAGACTGGTATTTATACTAGAGATATAAACTTCAAGGTTATATACAAGCAATAATTTATGGCAATCACAGAATACTATAACAATCTTCGTCAGCTAATTCACTTGAATTTACAAGTGCCTGTGTATAGCGAAGCAACATTTGAGAATCAAAATGTATCGTTGCCTTGTGTAGTATTTACGAGAGATGGAACGCTTGGCACGCAAACAATGAATGGTCCAAGTGTAAGAACAGAAACTGTTACATTCTCTGCCAAGGCAAAGACAATACAAAAGGCTGATGATATGAGAGATTTGATTATCAGCATCCTTAACGGATATTCTAATGAAATCCAAATTGTTATAGCATCAGAAGTAGATGACTTTGATATAGACACTGGAATATACAGCCGTGACATTAGTTTTGATGTTGTATATGGTGCCGACATTCCATACTTTAATGTAATCATTGGAGAAGGTGATGCTGGTCAAATTACAGTTTGGAAAGATAGATATATCGTTACAGGTAGTAGTGTTTTGTTTATCACAGGAAGCACTGTTGTTTTTCAAGGAAATGTTGTAATCAGTGGAAGTTTGACTGCTAGTGGATATGTTATCAATGATGCTATCAGTGCCAGTTATGCTCGTTCAGCTTCTTATCTAATTGGCTCTGCTAGTTATGCTCTACAAGCACTCACAGCAAGTTATGCTTTAAGTTATAGTGGTACAAGTGGAACAAGTGGTGCCAATGGCACAAGTGGTACAAGTGGCACAAGTGGTGCAGCAGGTGCCAGTGGCTCATCTGGTACAAGTGGCAGTAGTGGCACGAGCGGAGTAACTGGTGCAAGTGGTTCGTCCGGCACAAGTGGCACAAGTGGTGGCACAGGTGCAAGTGGTTCATCTGGTACAAGTGGCACAAGCGGAGCAGCGGGTGCTGCTGGTAGTAGTGGCACTAGTGGTTCATCTGGTACTAGCGGTGGTGCTGGCGCGGCTGGAACGTCCGGTAGTAGTGGAACATCTGGTAGTAGTGGAACGAGTGGAGCAGCGGGTGCTGCTGGTACATCTGGCAGTAGTGGCTCATCTGGCACAAGTGGCACAAATGGTAGTAGTGGAACAGCGGGTTCAAGTGGCACAAGCGGACAATCTGTAGCACTAACATCAGGCTCATTATATAACATTACAAGTAGTTGGGCAGTCACCGCAAGTTATGCGATGAATGGTGGCGGTGGTGTTATATCAAGCAGTTTTCAATTAAGTAATGGTGGTGGTTATGCTTTTAGTAGCAGCAACAATGTTACATTCGGTCAAATCACAGGAAGCACAGATGCTAAAATAAACAATGTTATAGTTGGACAAGGAAAGAAATATAGTTCAAGTATAGTTGATAATACAGCCGTTGGTGTAGATGCTTTATCATTAAATTCAAGTGGAAGCAGTAACACAGCGATTGGTTATCAAGCACTAAAAAATAATGCTGATAGTTATAGAAATACAGCCGTTGGAGCAAATTCTATGGATGCCAATACATCAGGATTTAATAATGCTGCTCTTGGTGATAATTCTCTTGGAAGTCTTACAACAGGTTATCAAAATATGGGTGTAGGCCCAAGTGCTTTAGGAGCACTTACAACAGGTATAAACAATGTTGCTGTAGGATTTAATGCTCTAAATCAAAATCAAACTGGTGGAAGTAATGTTGGTATTGGTTCAAGTGCTGGAAGATCAAATAAAGCCGCAGGAAATACCTTTGTCGGAACAAGCACAGGATTCAATAATGTAAGCGGAAGCAATAATACATTTATTGGATATGAAGCCGGTTATAACATTACAACTGGTAGTAACAATACTATCATTGGCATTCCAGCAAGAGCAACATTTGATACAGGAAGTGATTATAGTAATAATATAATCATATCCGACGGTGCTGGTAATATCAGAATGAGAGTAAGTAGCAGTGGTCATACAACATTTGACTCTCCAGTTACAGCGTCTGTATTTGGTACAGCCAGTTATGCTTCTATAGCAGCAACATCAAGTTTTGTTGCTTGGGCAAATGTTCAAGAAACAACCACAGATACATTCCTTGGCACAGCAAGTTTTGCCACAAGAGCACTAACGGCAAGTTATGCTATGAACGCTGGTGCTACTCTACCAGCAAATGTAGTATCAAGTAGTGCTCAATTAAGCAATTTAGGTGGTGTAGCATTTACATCAAGCAACAATGTAACATTCGGACAAATAACTTCGTCGTATGCTTTACTTGGAACAATCACAGCAAGTGATATGTATGCTTCTGGCACGAATATATTTGGAGATAGTGCTTCTGATGTTCATAGATTTATTGGAACAGTTCAAGCAACTGGTAGTGTAGTTATAACAGGAAGCCTAACAGTTATTGGACCATTAAATGCTACAAGCAGTTATGCTATTACAGCCAGTTATGTATTAGGTGGCGGTGGTGGTGGTTCATCTGGAACAAGCGGAACAAGTGGTGCGGCTGGTGCTGCTGGTACAAGTGGTAGTAGTGGTTCGTCTGGTAGTAGCGGTGCCGCTGGTGCTGCTGGAACATCTGGCAGTAGTGGTTCGTCTGGTAGTAGCGGTGCCGCTGGTGCTGCTGGAACAAGCGGAAGCAGTGGTTCATCTGGCACAAGTGGAGCAGCGGGTGCTGCTGGCACAAGTGGTAGTAGTGGTTCGTCTGGTAGTAGCGGTGCCGCTGGTGCTGCGGGCACAAGTGGCAGTAGTGGTTCATCTGGCACAAGTGGAGCAGCGGGTGCTGCTGGTACAAGTGGTAGTAGTGGTTCGTCTGGTAGTAGCGGTGCCGCTGGTGCTGCTGGTACAAGTGGTAGTAGTGGTAGTAGTGGTTCGTCTGGTACAAGTGGTCAATCACTTATCACAGGCTCATTTTATAACATAACAGCAAGTTATTTACTTGGTGATGCTAGTTCGTCATATATACAGTTTAGTCAGCCAGAAAGTATAACAACTTCTTTAGCAAAACTACAATGGGATAGTGGTAGTGGCACATTAGAGTTTGGTGTTGGTGGTGCTGGTGGTGCTATATCATCTCGTATATCTCAAGATATATTCTCAATCGTTCGCAATGCAGATACTACAGCAATCGCCAAAGGCGATGTAGTATATCTATTCGGTGCTTCTGGCGACAAGCCAACTGTCAAAAAAGCAAGCAATCTATCTGATGCTACAAGTGCCAAAACATTTGGTGTTGCACATGAAAGTATATCTGTAAATGCATTTGGTATTGTTACAACGACTGGTATAATCACTGGACTAAATCTTGGTTCATATACAGCCGGTGATATTTTATATGTAGGAACTGCTACAGGTTCTCTTACAAACACAAAGCCACAAGCACCATACCATACTGTATTTGTTGGAATCGTAAATAGAGCAAATGCTGGTAATGGTATAATGTATGTCAATCCACAAAATGGCTATGAACTTGATGAACTACACGATGTGCGAATCATCAGCGCAAGTTATGGTCAAACACTTATATACAGCAGTTCATATTGGATAAATTCTAATACACTAAATATAACAGGCAGTGTTCTTGGAACATCCAGTTATGCTTTAACCGCATCGTATGCTATGAACGGTGGAGGTGGTGGTGCTGCACTAACTTCTGGCTCATTATATGACATATCAAGCAGCTATGCTATAACAGCGTCTTACGCTATGAACGGCGGCGGAGCAGTAGCAACAGATTCATTCAACGCATTTTTACTAATAGGAGCATAATAATATGGCAATAACATACAAAGTCCTCGGACAACTAAATCCAACATCAGGTTCGCTAAATGTACTATATCAAGTACCAGCAGCAACATCAGCAGTATGCTCTACACTTGTCATCGCTAGTTTTGGTGCATCAAGTAATGTAAGAGTTGCTGTTCAACCAGCAAGTGCTTCTATACAAAATAAACACTATATTGTATATGACTCTGCTGTAAATCAATTTGACTCATCATTCTTGACTCTTGGTGTTACACTAGCAGCCACAGATGTAATATCAGTTCAATCCAGCACAACAAGTTCTAGCTTCACACTATTCGGTTCTGAAATAACATAATATGAGTATAACTAACTTTGCCAGTAAAAATACTGCCCCAAAGGAGTTGGGAAGTTATTATACAGCTCCATTTGTAAATCCTGTTGAACTCGCAAACATTACATCGTCTGCGTTTGTTCGCAACCCTGCTTGGAAAGCATTACCAGCAGTAAGTGCCAGTGAAAATAAAATAGTAGCACTGCACGCTGTATATCGTGAAGCAAACTTTTGTGCTTTTACTATAACAGGCAGTTATGTTGTTGATTGGGGTGATGGTGTAACACAAAACTTTAGTGCAAGTCAGCAAGCAAATCATAACTATGATTATAATAGTGCTTCATTATCTGGCACAGATTTGCCAGTTACATTTCAAGCAAGTACAGATACAGTTACTTTAACTACTCATAGTTATAGTAATGGTTCTCCTATATCATTCTTTAGTGTTGAATCTAATACAGCTATAACATCAAGTCAGACATATTATGTTGTAAATGCTACAACAAATACATTCCAATTAGCCACAGGTAGTAATGGTCCGGCTATAGATATAACATCAGATATTTCTGGCAGTATATTAGAATATAAACAGGCTATTATAACAATAACTCCATCAGGTAGTTTCAAGTTTAATACTGCCAATTTCCAAGTAAAATATACAGGAGCAGATGCTTTAGCAGCAAATTTACCAGCATATAGCACAGGATTTTTGGATATGCTTATATCTGCTCCTGTGGCATCTACTTTTACATTTGGTGGTACTACAGTATATCATACTAAAATAGAAAATCTAAAAGTGTTGAGTGGAAACTTTCCATCATTAACTAGTTTTTGTAGTTATTGTTATAATTTACGCAAAGTTGATTTGTCTGGCATAACTGCCAATGTCAATGCTATGGGAAGCACATTTTTTTCGTGCTACTCATTAACAGATATAACATTTGCTCCAACTTCTTCTGCTAATACAACTATACAAAACTGTTTTGATAGTTGCCGTAATCTTGTAAGTTTTCCTTTATTTGATACATCTGCTGTAAATACTTGGGCACAAGGATTCATCAACTGCTCAAAACTTGTTACAATACCATTACTCAATATGAGTGCCGGTGGTGATGCTAATCGTATGTTTTCTGGATGTAATTCTTTACAATATATTCCATTATTGAATACAACAAATGTAACAAATATGAATTTGTTTTTTTCGGCTTGTTATTCATTACAATCTATTCCATTACTTGATACTCGCAATGTAACAAATATGGATAGTATGTTCAGCAGTTGTTTTTCATTAAAAACTGTCCCGTTGTTTAATACAGGTAAAGTAACAACTATGGCTAGTATGTTTGCAACTTGTACTTCATTGCAATCTGTTCCATTATTTGATACAAGCAATGTAACACTTATGGGAAGTATGTTCTCTGGTTGTACTAAACTTTTATCAGTTCCATTATTTGATACAGCAAAAGTAACAGATTTTAGTACAATGTTTAGCACTTGTTATAATATAACAACTGTTCCACAATTTAATACAGTAAGTGGTTCATCTATGGCAACTATGTTCAGTACTTGCAGAAGTTTGACCTCGGTTCCATTGTTCAATACTATAAGAGTTACAAGTATGGCAAATATGTTTCTAAATTGCTCTGCTATTGTAACTGTTCCTTTATTTGATACAAGAGCAGTAACATCAATGGCTAGTATGTTTTCTGGTTGTACTTCTCTTGTAAGCGTTCCATTATTTAATACAGTAAATGTTGGAACTATAGCAAGTATGTTTTTCAGTTGTGCATCTTTGACATCCGTGCCTCCTTTTAATATGCCAGCACTTACTATTGCTACACAAGTTTTTCGTGGTTGTAGCTCTTTGAGAGATGCTCCACTGATAAACACGGCAAACTGTACAGACCTAAATAGATATTTTGAGTTATGTAACAATCTTTTAGTTGTTCCACCTATGAATACAGGAAAATCAACAACTTTTGACTCTATGTTCTCTGGTTGTACATCAATCAATTCTATTCCAGCATTAAACTTTGCGTCGGCTTCTGGTGGAACAACATTAAGCAATGTGTTCAATGTATGCTCTAGCGTATCAAAGAATGATAGTTTTGGTCATAGAGCAACATTCAGTGTGGCATCTAATAAAATGTCTTCTGGTTCATTGGAAACATTATTTAATAATGTTGGTGTTGGTACAGGCTTTACACTTACTATATCAACAAATTGGGGTGCTCCAACTGCTATAACTTCTGCTGCTACAACTACGGTAGGAAGCACAAGTGTTACAGGTGTTACAACATCAAGTTTAGCAGTAGGTATGCAAGTTACGGGAACAAACACGGCATTAACTACAGCAGTTGCTTGTACATTCCAAGACGTTGGTGACACAGTTACAGAAGTAGCTCACGGTTTAAGTAATGGTGACGAAGTATCATTCGCCACAATCGTTACAACGACTGGTATAGTAATCAATACTATATACTATGTTGTAAATGCAGCCGCTGATACATTCCAAGTAGCAGCAACAGCCGGTGGAGCGGCACTGCCACTAACAACCAATGGAACTGGCACATTGCGTTATAGAACAACTATAGCATCCATTGGTGCTGGCACAATCACATTAAGCAGACCAGCAACTGCCACTGGAGCAACAACACTATCATTTAGAACTCTAAAGACAGGAACAGCACTGCTCAAAGGCTGGGCTGTAACAGGATAAAATCAAATATGAATAAAGATACTATATACAACGAAGGATTTTATAAAATGGACAGTGAACTTTTATATGCTCCAAACAGCGTAGAGGGTAGTGGATTTTGCTTATACAAAGAAAACAAAGACTCTTATATATATCCAACAGAGGGCTGGTACTGGCTAAACAATAAAGCAGAAGTATATGCTCAATTTAATCTAACAGACAGCGAGGAAAATATATGAACAACACAGCACAAGACATAGAAGCAATGGGACATAGTGTAGATGTTATAAATAGCCTATCAACACAATCTGAATTTACGGAGTTGGAAACTATGTTTCTAAAATCCAATGTTAAACATTTAGAAATAATGCTTACCAAAGAGCATATCATAGAAGACGCATCAGACAAATCAGTTTATGTTAATGCTATAGCACTTGGTAACTCCAAACTATAAAATATAGGTTTGGGAAATCTATAACATACTTATTGCTATATGATGATTACAACTAAACGCAGATATACTAGAACTGTTATATCTCCTACACCAACTCCTACTCCGACGCCAACGGCTACTTCTACTCCAACGCCAACTCCTACTCCTACAACCAATCCAAACAGCGTACTTATTGCTATAACACTTGGCGGTGGTTTTAAGGGTGGTCTTGTAACAGGTTCAGCATTTGATGCATTTACTGGAAACTCACCTTATAATGTAGCTGGTTATGGTGGTACAAGTTTTGACCCAGCACAGCATCAAAACTTTACTTATACTTACACTACAGGTGAAGAAATCACTTGCTTATATGCTCTAAACATTACAGCAACATTCGCATCTTGGTCGCTAGAAACTGGATGTTCATTTAAGAGTGGATACTCAAGCACATCAAATCCAACTGTGGTTGTTATGAACACAAGTGGTTCTAAACAAATAGGTTGTAGATTTAACTAATCTTTTTTTAGAAACTGTTCAGGCTTTTTGCTGAACCTTTTTCCTAATCTAATTATACCAGATATAATCTCTGGTGATATAACGCCTACTATACCATAGCATATTGCTTTAGTCAAACTGCTTACTGTCATCTGTTCAAGAATAAACCAAGCGATTGTAGAACACATTGCTGCTGCTACTATTCTTTTGAGTTGTTCTAAGCAAGCAATCTTTTCATTACCCATCAGCAATCTCGCAGCCATACCGATTGCTCCTATAAGAGTTACTATCCAGCCTCCAGAAATAAACTCTTTTATAATCTGATTTAGTTCCATACATATAAATACTACGCTGCGTCTCTATAATAATATTTTGATGTAATATATTCATATATATGAAATATGACACGCGAAGAGAATTATAATCCATATGCATATACCAAGCAGTATATGCCAAACATACTACGAGTAGATAAAGACAAGTTAGAGTATTATGATTTTATAGAAACTGTAGATGTTGGTGGAGGTCACGCACATATTTTATCAGGTGGTGGTGATTATTTTTTATGCTTTAGCAAGAATGATAAAATAAGCACAGAAGAACGACTTATGGAGCCGCTTGGCTTTAGACGGCGTTCCTTTGATGATATAAAGGCTTTGGCTAATATGTTCTACAAGAACTACCATACAGAACATAAACGTGTATATGTCAGCAGGAACCGCTATAAACCACAAACAGTAACAGAGCCACAACGACTTGACCAAACTATATTATGGCACGAACGAATGATTGGGCGATATATAGTAAATCTATCTACTGGTAAATGTGTTCATCTTGGAAATACAGAGAAACACGATATATGTAAGATGCTCAATATAACAAGTCACGCATTAACTGTTATATCATTTGATGGCAAAGAGAAGATGGGATGGTGCGGACTACTTCCACGAATGGACAAAGTAGAGTGGAAAGATTACTTCCTAGCCAAAGGTATAGATTTTATTGACCCACGCGAGCATCCAGATACGGCTATTCAGTTTTGATTTTCTTCTTACGCTTCTTTTTTAGGTTTAGAATACTGTGTAGTTTTAGTATGTCAGCAAACTCGTAAGCGTGTGACTCTACTCTAAACCAAAATATAGATTGACTTTTCTTTGGATGACGGGAAAATGCTGCTGTATAACATTCTATAGCTAGATTAAATACGGTCTTTTCTTCTATAACTATATTTTTATGATGAACTGTGACCGAAAATGGTGCTTCTATTTCTTCGTCATCGTTATAACCATCATCATATTTTTCTTCGGTCATACAACATAAATATAAAGCAATAAAAAACCCCTCAATAGAGGGGCTTGATTTTTTACTTGTATTTGTGCTTTATAACTGTCTGCATTTTTCTAAACTCGCTTGAGAGTTTTTCTATTTCCTCACAGGACTGTTTGCTATAATCGTGTTTAGATACAGCATAATCCATTTTCATTTGTAGTATGATACTCTGGATTCTAATATCATCTAAATCCACAAACGAGTGCTTTTGTTGATTCTCTCTGCTTGTAACAAACTGGATATTATAATGACGATATACAAATGGCTTGAGATGGCTCATCTCCATTTTGTCAAACCATCTATTGCTGATGATATGGTCTATATGATTTGTTTTTACCATTTCTATAAACTTTGGTTCAGTCATACCATGTTTTTCAGCCATTTGGCTTCTGGTCATTCCTAAAGAAGAAGCAATCTTATAACTGTTCTTGGTATATGCTGTGAGGTATTGACGAAGGCGAACCCGCATTTGTAACTCCTCATACTTTATAGGGTCTTTACGCAATTCGCGTTGGTATTCCCGATTATATGTTCTTACATACTCCTCATTGTCTTGTCTCCACTTGAGGATATAACTTTTCATCTCAACATATCTTTTGCTATTCGTATTCTTTGGTCTTTGTATTTTGTTTTGTTTCTTCATAATAGTAGGCACATATTCTTTATTGATTTTTGTGCTCAAGAATAAATAGATGTCAAAAATCTCAAACCATCATTATTTCTGAAAAATAAAAATGCCCCAACATTTACGCTGGGGCATTTCTAGTATAACCATTATATAAAATAGGAATCTCGGCGAGGAGAAGCCCTGTTAGTATATATAACAAACAAAGTAGCGGAACATCCAATTTATAATAACTTTGATATTTTTGTATGTTTTCTAAGTCTTGGTTATACTTATATTACAGACAGACAATCAATATAATCTAACAAGGAAATAATAATATGCCATCACCAGCAATCTACAGTAAGACACTTTTATTCATCGCCACCTCATCTGGTGCTCCAACAGCAATTTTGGGAGTAACAAACATCGGCGGTCCAAACTTCACTCGCGCTGAAATTGATGTAACTACAATGGAATCAACAGCTAAAGAATATAAGCCAGCCGCTCTATCTGATGCTGGTGTCTTGACATTCGGACTACAATATAGCCCAACGAACGCTGTTCATAGTTATATCGTAAGTCAATCTGCCAACACAACTCTTGGCAATGACCGCTTCAAGATTACATTCGCTGACAACACCAACTGGGGCTTTACTGGTTCATTCACAGGATTTGAGCTAACCGCAGCTGATCCATCGCAAGGTATTCTAACCGCCAACTGCTCTGTTCGCTTGAGCGGTAATGTCAACTTCTCGTAATTCTAAAGATTATACTGACTAAATAAACTATCCCGCTTATGCGGGATTTTTTATTTCTAAAAAACAAG